AATATGTTGTTCTAACTTAGGAAGATTATTAAAGAAGTCTTCTATCTTTGCAAATTGAGTAACTGTTAAATCCTCAAGAAACTTAACAATATCATTTGTCGATAATTCTTTTGCATAGTAATATTGGTCGCCGTCATAAATGTATTCAATACTCTTTGCTATCATATTAAAAGTCATATCAGACAGATCGGAATATTCATATGATTTATTAATGACAGAGTATTCAGGATACTTCAATTTAATACTAATAGCATCTGTGAGTTGAATCACATCGGATAGAATACTATCATTAGTTACTTTGATATTTGAAATATCAATTTTGGTTTCCATTATATTGCCGCATTCATCATCATCAATTTCGGTATTGCATTTATATCTTGCTTCTACAATTTCACCTACCGATTTTGCGCGTAATTGAATGAAATAATATTCAACATCAAGTATTGGAAGTTCTTCTACATTAATCTTTTCGTTTAGAGTGCATACATCTAAAATATCATGAATGGCTCGTTCAATCGATTCTGACTCTCTTGATTCCATTGCCATTAATAGATTGCGTTGCTCTTTTACCAAAAATGGTCGATACTTTATTTTTTTCTTTGATAAAGGAAGTTCAAGTTCATATGTTGGTGTATCTAATTTAGGTAACATGTTATTAACTCCATCATTCATTTAATATCAAATAGGATTTGTTTTTAGATATTGTGTTATTCCGCCGGTACCGGCTAAGTTACCGGCTATATTATTAAGTGCAGTATCAGTTATAGAGGTCCCTAAACCTGTCAACGCATTGCCTCCCAAGCCTCCTATTAGGTCAGCAACAGTTGCAATACCTGCTTCAAGCGCATCAATACCGAGGGCTTGCAGGGAGTTATTCTTCCAGTATGTATACGCGAAAGTAATAACAAGTTTGTGATGTCCATCGGCGCTCCAATCTAAATCTAATTGATTCATTGATACAGGATATGCGTCAATGAGATTAACGGAATATGTTAATTTTCCTTGAGAATCATATTGATTAATTGTTAGAGGTACTGCATAATCTTCTTTATAATGAAAGTTATTATTATATAAAGGATTGACATAATTTAACCAATTATCAAAGAATATTTTTTCTGACATATCGCTGGACACGATAAACGTTAAATCAATGTCATTATACGTAGTCAAATAAGGAAATTTCTCAATTGGACCGTATGTTTTTTGTTCGGCGGTTGCAAAAGTTCTTCCGGGAAGTTGAGCAGCCTCGCATCGATAGATTAATTGTCTAGAGGTAGAAATAAACGGTATTAACGTCAAAGGAATAGGAATAGAAACATCAAATCTAGATGGTCGAGCAACATCAGTTTTAAAGCTGGATTTAAAATCATTAATCGATCCAGTCATTTTATACCTTTTTTATTTGTTGTTCAGATTCTTGATAGACTTGTTTTTTTGTCGCTCCAACAAATCGCTCGGTCGGTAAAAATAAACTAACTTCCCATTCGTTTGGATGAACTTCCAATATCTTTGATTTTATATTCGATGTCAGATATCGCTTTACGCACGGCTCAAACTCTTTGTATCGCGTCGTTGATGTAAGAATGTCATATGTGACTCTCAATCGAACGACATCGTTGTCGCTATTCATTATTGCCAATGGTAATAACTTATCAAGAAAGGCAGCGCGCATTCTAGGACTTAAATAATGTAAATTTAGCCCTAAAAATCCATCACCATATCTTTTAAGCGGAATACACAAAGGAAACCTGTCCCAATATGGCAATACATCTTTTGTTCTTGCGTCATATGCAAAGTGATATAACCCACCCAATTTAAATGTCGATACCGCTCTAATTGGAGATTCTTTAACAATACCACTATGAATTCTATTAACCAATGAAAACATTTTCATTCGGTTTTCTAACCATGTAAGAGACTCTCTCGATAAATTCTTTAAATCGAGACCGCTTTTCTCTAACGCAATTTGAGTAAGTTTGGATTGTTGTGATATCATTACGATATTTATGCCAATCCTAAATCATTTTCAGTTAGAATTTGGAATTCCCATTTTCTATCCGCGCAGTATTCTTGTGCAGCCTTCCATTTAGCCTCATTAACTCCCCATGTGGTTACTTCATTGATATATTGCTTGGTTATTCGTTTTCTAGGCTGTGGAGGTTTAGTCTGAGCGTCAGGCTTTATTTCTATAATCATAGTTCTGACTTTATTATTTTTGTCTTTAACTTTAACAAAAAAGTCGGGAAAATACCGATGCATTCTTCCATCAACAGGAGAATGATAAGGTATTACAATTGATTCACTAGACCATTCTATGACGCTAGGATTCTTGTCGAGCCACGACATAACTCGACATTCCCAGCTGGATCGATAAACTATATTGGTATAGTCTCCTCGATACTTATTGATATTTTGAGGTAAGAACTTTCCGGAATATGCCATATAAATATAATATATATCATCCCAAGGGATCTCAATGGCTATTATAACCATACCGACTTCAGTTGCTGGAGTATCAATACCAGGAAACATAACGGATAAACTAATAAAAGGACCTTTAGCGGCTCTTTTTGGTGACCCATTTGGACTTAATTCATATCATTATCCTAGAGATTTAATGTCATCTACCAAACAGCATGCTATTAAATTCACAATTAATGAAATCATTCCTAGTCAAGTCAATTTTGATAAGGTGTCAGGTTTAACCAAGGATGAGGGGGAAACTCATTTAATTGGAGAGGGTTTATTTACGAATCCAGTCGATACCATTGTTGATACCGCTAAATCTACATTTAAAACCGCAGGAGCATTAACCAACTCCATTACATCAACATATACACCAAAAAGAAAAAAACAAGCAGCAACAATCTTTCTGTATATGCCAGATAATGTTAATATTCAATACAATGCATCATATAACGATACAAGTAACTTAGAAGTCGGTTTGCAATCTCTCGGTCTAGCAGGAAGTTTTTTAAATAAAATAGGATTAGGTGGTCCTGCCAATATATTTAATGCCACGGCAGATAATATTTCAAGTATAGCATCAAATAAAGCCGCTCAATATGCATTGCAAAGCCAAGGCATTGCTATCAATCCAAACATGCAGGTTCTATTTGATGGCATTGATTTTCGTCAATATCAACTAGCGTTCACCTTTACTCCATATTCGCGACAAGAGGCTGATGATATCAATAAAATAATATCGCTATTTAAAGAACATGCCATGCCTCGTGCGGCGAATGGGGGACTTGGCATGTTTTATGTTCCTCCATCAACATTTAATTTGGATTTTTTGTTTAATGGAGAGGTTAATCAAAAAATACATAGAGTAACTGAAAGTGTTATAACCAGCATAGATGTTAATTACTCCCCTAACGGATGGTCTGCTCATTCAGATGGTTCTCCAGTTCAAATTCAATTAACCTTGCAATTCAAAGAGATTGATATTGTCGATAGAGCCAAAGTACAAGCGGGATACTAACTGTGAAATATTTTGATACTTTACCTAAATTAATAAGAACGGATACGAATTTAAATTCTACCGTCATTACAAATATTTTGGCTCGTGCATCGATCATTCCGAGATTATTTGATAATCCTGCACTATATTATTTGTATGACGTTCAAGACGGAGATACGCCGGAAACAGTGGCACATAAGTATTATGGAGATACGTATCGATATTGGATTGTTCTTATGATGAATCAGATGTTAGATCCGCAATGGGACTGGCCCTTATCTAGTAGCAACCTAGAAATATACATTGCTGACAAGTATACTACAGCATTACCAACAGACCTTCATCACTATGAGAAAATAATAACAACCACAGATAATAATACCACGACAGTAACGCAAGAAGTAATTAATTTATCAACCGATATAGTTGCATATAACAATATTACAACTGGAATCAAAACTCTAGACCTAGGTGATTCGGGAACTGTAACGGTTGAAGTAACAAAACAAGCAGTAACTAATTACAACTATGAGTTGATGGTAAATGAATCTAAGCGCACAATTAAACTATTAAACTCAAAATATGTATCTCAAATCGAAAAAGAATTCGCCTCATTATTTACACAATAAAACATGACAGATTTATATCAAAAAACCGATTCTCCAGGTCTATTTTATCCCCAAGATTTTTTTATTGATACAATTACATTTATCGGAGCATCCGGTAAACCAATTGAGTTAAAAGAACTCATGGTTGAATTATCTTATTTTGAAGACATCTATAGCTCATCTATATCGGGATACCTATATTTACTTGACGCTAGAGGATATGAGGAGATTTTACAAATAACCGGAAATGAAGTACTTACTATAGTTTTCGGAAAAACAAAAAATTCTACTATAAGTACAGATCCCAATAAACTTAGGGCTAAAGCGTTTAGGGTATATAAGACCGAGGGTAGAGTTCCTTTGCCGAATATGACAAGCGAAGGATATTCAATTCAATTTTGCTCAGAAGAATTTTTAACATCTGAACAATATAAAGTCAGTAAAGGATTCAAAGCAACTAAAATATCAGAAATCATTAAAAATATTTTAACTGAAGAATTGTTAGTTCCGCAAGAGAGTATTCAGACGATTGAGGAGACTAAAGGACTATATGATTTCATCATACCAAATATAAAACCATTTGAAGCAATTAATTGGTTATCGGTATATGCACAAGCAATGAAAAATTTAGGTTCCGATATGTTATTTTTCGATACTTATCAAGGCTATAATTTTAGGTCTTTACAGTCCATGTTCAAAGATGATGTTTATGGTACATTTAAATATCAATTAAAAAATTTCGATGATAGAAGACAACCTTTTGCCGATAAAATGGGAACAATACTTCAATATGAATTCATGAAAACATTTGATGCATTAGATGCAATCAAATCAGGACTGTTTGCAAATCAGCTTGTCTCAATTAATCCTATTATCAGAGATTATAAAGTTACGAATTTTGATTACAGTAAATACCTACAATCGTCTAATTCATTAAATAAAAATGGTATATTATCTAAATCAAAAAATCGATTTGGCGACACTCAAAATCAAACATATCAGGCGGTGTTAAAAGTGGCTACCTCAAATTTTGGGTATAATACAAATGAGTATATTAAGAATAAACCAGGTTCGGTTGAAAACAGCATTGATTTAGAAACTTATGTTCCCAATAGAACAGCACAGATATCATTAATCAATCACACCAGATTAAAGATTTCGATTCCTGGTGATCCTTTTATTAATGTTGGTAGAACAATTGATATCGCTATTCCTAATTTCACCCCGGTTGATAATACGGAACAACCTAGAGATCGTAATAAATTTTATTCTGGAAAATATTTGGTCACCGCAGTTAGACACATTATACAAGCACAAGGTATCAATCAAAGTATACTTGAAATTTCAAAAGACAGCGCCGTCGCCGAGCTTACTGATCAAAATATATATTCATCATGATGCAAAATTTTATAGGTAAAGACGGCTTTTATTGGTGGATGGGAGTCATCGAGGATCGAGATGATCCGTTAGGATTGGGTCGGTGCCGAGTTAGAATATTCGGGCATCACACAGAGAATATTCAAATGTTACCGACAGATCATCTTCCTTGGGCGTTGCCACTAATCTCTCCAAACAGTACGATGACAAACGGTACCGGTCTGGTGGGCGACTATGCTTTTGGTTTTTTCAGTGATGGATTGGCAAGTCAAGCTCCATTACTGGTAGGTATATTTCCAGGCATACCTCAAAAAGATCAAAACAAATCTGAAGGTTTTTTCGAGGGCACACACTATCCCGTAGGTGAGCCAACAACCAGCAGACTATTTCGAAATGAAAACATAGCAAATACGGTTATTGGTGCACACAACAGCAATCTCGATAAGGGCGTTGCAACTGCCGATGGTAACACCTGGGATGAGCCTGCGTCAGAATATGCGGCAGTATATCCATACAACAGAGTCACGCAAACGGAGTCGGGACACGTTTTCGAATTAGACGATACACCAGGTGCAGAGAGAATTCATCTATCACACAAAGCAAATACATTCATGGAGATCGCTCCCGACGGAAGTAAGGTGACTAAAGTCTCGGGCAAAAACTATGAAATCTACATGTCGGATAATAACGTACACATCAAAGGAACTTGCAACATAACGGTGGAAGGAGATACCAATCTATTAATTAACGGAAACTGTACTGCACAGGCATCGGTTTGGAATGTAACAGGAGATGTTAATTTGACTGGTAATCTAAACACAACCGGAAAGGTAACCGCCAAAGGAAATATATCATCCAGTGCAGATGTTATTGCTGGAAAAATATCACTGACCAAACACAAGCATCCAGATCCTCAAGGAGGACTAACCAGTCCTCCTGTTTAAGGTTAATTTTTAAATTTCGATTTAATAGGGCAATAAATACAAGATGGCTATAGGAACATTACAGAAAATATACTCAGATATCGATCTGGCTTTTACAAAGAAGCCGGGAACGAAAGATATTGCCCTGAGTTATGACACTCAAGCAGTCATTAGATCGATTCGTAATTTATTGCTGACTAGACACTACGAAAGACCTTTTCAGCCAAATATAGGTTCAAATTTAGATGCGATTTTGTTTGAATCGATCGGACCGATGTCAGCATCAACTCTAAAAACTGAAATAGAAAGAACGATTGAGAATTACGAACCTAGGGCTAATTTACAGGATGTTTCTGTGAGTGCGATGCCGGATAATAACGCATATACGGCTACTATTACATTTTTCATAGAGAATGCCACGGAACCTACAATAGTAAATCTTATCCTACAGAGAAATAGGTAATATCTAAATGGCACAGACAAATAATAATCTACAAGTTACAGACTTAGATTTTAGTACGATCAAGACTAATTTAATTAAATTTCTACAAAGTCAAGATACACTAAAAGACTATAACTATACGGGATCTGCTCTATCCACATTATTGGATTTACTCGCATATAACACGCAATATAATTCCTATTATTTGAATATGGTCGCCAACGAAATGTTTTTGGATTCGGCGATCAATCGGTCATCAGTAGTTTCTCATGCAAAACTATTAAATTATACTCCAAAATCAGCATCGGCACCGAACGCTCAAATCAATTTAACTTTTTATAATGTTACAACATCATCTGTTACTATTCCCAAGTTTACTAATTTCGTTTCCGAAGCCGTCGATAATGTTAACTACAATTTCGTAACAAAAGATTCGATCACAGTAAATACTAATATTGGTTCTAACACCGCAACATTCTCATACTTAAATTTAGTACAGGGACAACCAACTTCTTTATCGTTTACATATACTTCAGCGACAAATCCAACATCAACATTTGAATTGCCTGATCCTAATATTGATACGTCAACTTTACTAGTGCGCGTTCAACAAACTGCATCAAACACAAGTTCAACAGTATATACTTTAGCTACGGATTATCTGGGACTCAATTCAGCATCAAATGTATATTTTCTTCAAGAAGCTCCTAATGGAAATTATCAAATATATTTCGGTGATGGCATCTTAGGTAGTGCATTGAATGATAAAAATGTAATCAATGTCTCGTATATTAGCACAAAAGGAACTGCTTCAACAGGGGCTAATAATTTCACTCTACTGGATTCTATTGGTGGACTTGCAACATATAGAATCGATCCAATACTAGCAGCTACTCAAGGATCAGAAAAAGAATCGATAGCATCAATAAAATATACAGCACCAAAAGTATATGCGGCACAAAACCGAGCAGTTACTAAAGAAGATTATATAACACTAATTCAAAATAATTCAGGTGTATTTCCGGTTGATGCGGTAAATGTTTGGGGAGGAGAAGAAAATAATCCTCCATATTACGGAGCAATATTTGTTGCGATAAAACCTAAAGGTGGATACATCCTAACTGAATCGCAAAAGCAAGTTATTATTACCGAAATAATTAAACCTATTAGTGTTCTAACAATAACTCCTAAAATTGTCGATGTGGACTATACCTATCTGCAAATTAATAATAATGTTCGGTATGATCCTAAACTGACAACATTAACTAGTTCACAATTAGCACAATCAGTTTCCGCGGCAGTTAATGCATTTGCGCAAAATACACTCAATACATTTAATTCAACATTTCAACTACCTACATTGATTTCGTATGTACAATCAGCTAATCCATCCATTATTACCAATGATGCGTCAATAACATTACAGAAGAGGTTTTCACCAACGTTTACTTCTGCGCAAACATATACTTTCAATTTTGATGTGGCATTGCGCCAAGATTTATTATCGAAAAGTATTAGCTTATCACCTTCATTTCAACAGTATGACTATACAAGTGGTGGAACATTAAGAAATGAAGTATTTTTGGAAGAAGTCCCCCAATCAAGTACGTTTATCGAATCGATCAAGATCGTTAATCCAGGATTAGGATATACTGATATTCCTACAGTTACTATATTAGGAGATGGAGCAAACGCATCCGCAACTGCGGTTGTTGTTAATGGTCAAATTCAAAGTATCGTATTGAATAACCCTGGTTCAGGATACACCCAAGCACTTATTCAAATTACAGGCGGTGGAGGTCAATTTGCATCAGCAATCGCACTTACCGCAGGGAATAAAGGAATCCTAAGAACGTATTATTACTTAAATGGTGTTAAAACAATATTGAATAGTACAGCAGGAACGGTAGATTATTCGACTGGAGAAGTAATATTAACCAATTTCAATCCTATACAAATTAATAATAGTCCATTAGGAGTGCTAAGTCTATCGGCTGTACCTAAAAATACAATTATATCATCGAGCCGAGATAAAATAATCACGTTAGATAATACTGACGTAAATGCAATTAATGTAAACGTTACATCAAAATAAGTTAAATTATGGCTACTAGCAATACTACATTTCTATCCGGAGGATTACTTGCAGGTGGATACACCACGGGTGGGTATTTAGGAATTGTTGGAACTTCCGGAGTTCCTAGTGGAAATGGAACTAGCAATGTAATATCAAACTCCTATCTATCAGGCGGAATGCTTGTTGGTGGATATTCGACCGGTCAATATCTAAACGTCAACGTTGTCATATCCGGAGGTGGCGGTGGTGGAGGCGGTGGAGGTGGCGGAGGTGGAGGTACAGGTACAGGTAACGGTGGCGGTGGTTCAATTGTAAGCTCAAACGTTATATCATACCTAGACCATAAAACTTCTCTACAAATCACACATCAACTTCCTGAGTTTATTCGCGATACTTCGGAGTATACCGGATTCGTTTCTTTCCTCAATGCATACTATCAGTGGCTAGAAACATCCAATACATCAAACTCACAAATAGTGACGGCTAATTCACATAGCCAAGGATCGACCTATGCAACAAAAAATTTACTAAAGTATAGCGATGTCGATACGACAATCGATGATTTCATTCAGTATTACATAAGTAAATTTTTACCTTACGTTCCGGCAGAAGCATTAACAGATAAAAGAAAACTTTTAAAAATTTCCAGAGAATTATATGCATCAAAAGGAACTGAAAAGTCATTTAAGTTCCTTTTCAATTCATTATACAATTCAACAGCAGATACGTTCAATACAAAAGATGTTGTTTTAAGAGCATCTGATGGTAAATGGATTATAACTCGATCTTTGCGAGTGAGTTCTTTAGATCCTAATTGGTTACTGACAAATAATTATAGAGTTTTTGGTGAAACTACTAAATCATTTGCGTCCATTGATTACACTCAAGTATCTGGAAATAAAACTGAGATATTCATATCAAATATTCAAAGATCATTTGAATCTGGAGAGTATATCAGAGTTTTAGATAACAATAATCAAGATGTATTATTTAATGGTCAATCTTTAAGAGCGAAGATAGTTGGAATTATATCAAATATAGTAATAAATCCTACTAATAGAGGATTGTTCTATAAACCTGGAGACCCTGTAATTATTACTGGAGGAACTTCTCCAGATATAGCCGTGCCAATTGAAGCCTCAGCGGTTGTTGGAAATGTAACGTCAGGATCAATTAATACAGTCACAGTAACAAATCCTTCAAATGGATTTAGATTATTTCCCAACAGTGCAATATCACTCTTGGGTGGAGGTGGAACAGGAGCGAACCTTCAGATAACACTAATAGATGCATCAAAAACCACTAACGTCACATTGATCGCATCTAACACGTTGGGTGGAATAGCAAATACACTATTAACACAAAGATTAGGAAATACATCAGTAGCTCAAACATACACTGGATTTGCATCAACGGCAAATACCAACTCGCGATTAATAGATGCTTTGACTTTCCAAGGATTCACTGTAGGACCTATTGCAACCGTTACGGTTGTTAATGGGGGTCAAAATTTCAGTTCAGCACCAACCATTTCCGCTGATTCATTATACACATCGGATCGATCTACACAAAGAAGTCTCCGAGAGTTGGGTATTCTATCTCCGATTATAATTAATAATGGAGGATCAGGATATGCAAATAATGAAACAATTTCGATTATCGGTGGCACCGGGTTTGGAGCATATGCAAATATCAAGGTAAATGCAACGGGTTCTATTATTTCGGCAAATTATGTTTATGCTAACGCAAACACAGTCCAGTCTTATCCTTTAGGTGGAATGGGATATAAGAATGTATCTTTACCCTCGTTAAGAATTAATACAACATCCGGCTCTAATGCTAACGTCGCAATTTATAGCGTATTGGGAGATGGTTCTGTATTAGGAGCGGCTTCCGATAAAGGTATTGGTCAAATCATTAACTTCGTGGTGACAAATTCTGGAGAAGACTATGTATCAGCTCCAAATGTATCGTTAAAAGTTGCTGATATTGCAGTATCTAATTTATCTATACTTACGCCTCCAGCTCGTAGTGATATTGTATATCAAGGAACATCTTTACAATACGCAAGCTATTCGGCAACAGTTAATTCATATGCATTGTTATATAACTCAATAACTGCGCAAAATAAGATATACACTCTTCGCGTATATGACTATAGCGGAGTATACGATCCAGCCAAGCCTTTACTCATTAATAAAGGATCTTCTACAATATCTCTGAATTCTCAAAGCGTACTTAT